TACTGAAGCCTGGCAACATGTGGCCGGCGGTTGCATGCGGTTACACGGCGCCGATCACGATCACGTTCTTGGCCGGATATGGTGACAGTGAACAGGATGTTCCGGACAGAATCAAACAAGCGATTATTGCGCTGACGGTCTACTGGTATGACAACGGGATGAACGATGACATCCCGGCCGGTATCAAGCGGTCACTGGACAACTACCGGATAGTCGGAGAGCTCTGACGATGGCATACAAGCCAAAGACATATGAGCCGGGGAGATTTGATGTCCCGATCACGATCAAGCAGAGGGTCACGACAAAGAACGCGTACAACGAAGACGTAGTGTCCTTGGTGAAGTTTGCTGAAGCATGGGCGATGAAGGTTTACGGAGGAGGGAAGGAGTTCTACGCTGGCACATCTGCACTGAAGGGAAGCAAGGTCGCACAGAGCACATGCATGTTCACGTTCCGATATGTCGAAGGGCTCAACGAAAAGATGGTCATTGTCGATGAAGAGGGGACTTTCAATATCACGGATATATCCCTGATGAACCGAAAACAATATCACCAGGTCGTAGCTCATGCCGATACCGTCTGACGGGATGACCATCTCAGGTTTGAAAGAGGTGGAAAACGCACTGAAAATCCTTGGTGACACGGCAGCAAAGCGCGTCATCAGGTCAGCTGGTCAGGCCGGAGCGTCAGAGTTGAAGCGAGTGATTGCAGCGGCAGCACCGGTTTCGACGATAGAACGAAAAAAGGTGTTTGGCGGCCACAAGTACGAATATCTGAAAAAGCACCTTCGGCAGCTGATTAAGGCGACGGTGGTAAAGTCGATCGAGTCAGACGTGAAGATACTTGTCCATACCAGCGATGCATTCTGGGGCCGTTTTACCGAGAAGGGAACGAAGCGCGGGATATCGGCAAAGCACTGGATGGAGACCGCCTTCAAAGGTGCGGAGCCGCGAGTCCGGGCAGCAATTGAGGAAAAGCTGGTGCAGGGCATCATCAGGGAGGCAAATAAGTAATGCCAACGGTTCCGGCAGACATTGGCCAAGCAATCGCGGCCAGACTCACCGGATATTCTGGGCTTGCGGCGCTGATCAGCACCAGGGTATTTCCGGGATTTTTGCCACAGGGCACCGTCAAGCCGGCTATCTATTTTGAGCAGTCAGGATTTGCGGCAGTTTCGGCGATGGGGACCGATTCAGGAATCGAGGAAACGGAGTGGAATGTCTGCATCATCGCGGACAGTTATGCGAGCATGAAGGCGGTAGAGGCACAAGCCAAGGCAGCAGTTCAGAGGTGGGAGACAACCAGCGGGTTCAAGGTGCTGGACACCTTCATAACGGACATTTTTGACGGATACGTTGACGAGACCATGGAGCATTTGAGCACCATTTCAATCAAGATTCAGCACCAGACAGCATGAGCAATACCATTCTCCGAGACCAGCGGATTTTCCTGGACGGATATGAGGTGTCGTCAAGAAGCAACACCTGCCAGATTCAGGCGACCAAGGACGTGAAGGATGTCACGACATTCACGCAGTCTGACCGCGAGAAGATCGCCGGCATCAAGGACTTCACTTTCGGCGCGGGCGGGTTCATGGAAATTGACGCCACGGATACCGCGCTTTGGGCTGGGCTGAATGGCGGCAGCATCGTAATGTCGGTCACTCCTGAAGTTCAGGCGCTCGGCGGGATTGCTTACGTCATGAAAGCGGTCGATTCGAACATTCAGATCCTCGGAGCCGTCGGAGATGTTGCCCCGTTCCAGATCGGCGCGGCCGGAGACTCACTGATGTCCAAGGGTATGATCCTGGCCGTCCCGGCGACTCCGGTCACGGCATCAGGTAACGGAACTGTACAGCAGAACACGGACGCGGCCACAGGGAAGAAGCTGAAGATGACGATGCACGTCACCGCCATCTCAGGAGCCGGAGGCCCGACGCTGACGGCTACCCTGAAAAGCTCGGCCGTCGTCGGCATGACTTCGACCACTGACGTAGCAACGTCACAGTCTTTCTCGGCGATTGGGGCTCAGTATATCGAAGCGACGCTGGCCGACAACAAGAATTATTTCAGGCTGACGTTTGCTGTCACCGGCACCAACCCGTCGTTCACGGTGCTTATCGCATTTGCAATCATTTAACCAGAGGGAACCATGGCAAAATTCACCCTTACGGACGTCTCGGTTGTGCTGACGGTCAGCGCAACCCCTTACGACCTGTCCGATCACATCGAGTCGGTGACCATCGACGCAAAAAAGGACGTTCCGGAAGTCACGGCGATGGGTAGCGGTAACCGATCCAGAACCAGCGGCCTGAAAGACTGGACTGTTCAGCTCAACCTGCACCAGGACTTTGCAGCCGGAAGCGTTGACGCAGCGATCTACGCGGCATTCATGGCGACGACCAACCCGACGATTCTGATCAAGCCGACGAGCGCGGCCGTCTCGGCAACAAACCCGTCCTACGCCGGTACTGTCATCGTCCCGTCGTACTCTCCGATTTCCGGGTCTATCGGTGACGTGAGCAAGATGTCGGTCACCATCGAGGGATCGGGCACACTGACCAGGGCAACCTCGTAACCAAGGGCTGACTTATGAAAAAAAGCGAAATACTCGGCCTGTCGTGGCTCAGGACGGAAGAAGTTCCGGTATGCGGGAAAACGGTCACCATCCGGGAGTTACCGGCCTCAGCGCGGCAGGACGTGTTCGCAGAGCTTCGGAGGATGCGAGAAGCAGAAAGTCCTGAACCAGAGATCAATGATTACTTCATTTCGGAGCTCGTGTTTCGGTCAGTCGTCGACGAAGACGGGGTCGTAGTGTTCGAGAGCGAAGAGGACAGGGCCGTAGCGCTTAACAAGGAAAAAGGCTTTCCAAGTGAGTTCTTCAGCGTGGTATATGCCGCTGTCGACAAGCTGAACGAAATCACATCAAAGGTCAGCGACGACAAGGGCCAGATTTCGGAGGACACGAAAAAAAAGTCAGAACCGACTACGGAAGCATCGAGCGATTCGTGTGGCTCGGAGGACTTGCCCGAGAACTCGGGTTCTGCAGCGTAAAGAGAATGCTCTGTGAGTTGAGTTGTGCTGAGCTCGCAGAGCATGAGCTGTACGAAAGGCTTGAAATGGAGTCAGAAGATACCAGGAAGCGGCGCAAGGAAGAAGAGCGATTGATGTCTGAGGCTATGGGAATGGTTAAGAAAACCAGAAAGAGGACAATGCGGTAATGGGAATAGGCGCAGGAAGAGCAATAGGGAACCTATACGTCAGCCTTGGCCTGAATACCACGGCGTTTTCGCAAGGTTTCAAAGAGGCTACGAAAGCCCTTGACCAGTTCAAATCAAGGACGCAGACAAACCATTTCGCGGCTCTTGCGAATCAAATTGGTCTTACCTCAAAATCTCTCAACACCCTTGAATTTGCGGCGAAGTCCGCCATGGGCTCGCTTGCCGCTGGCGCAGGAGTTATGGGCGTACGCTCATTAATCGACATCGCCGACAAATACACGCTGATCGATGGTCGGCTGAAGCTGGTCACCAAGTCATCTGCAGAACTTGCCTCAGTGCAGGCCTCACTCTACCAAATCTCACAGAAGACCAGGACGGACTTTTCAGCCACGGCTGACCTCTATACCTCCATGGCGCGCTCGTCCCAGGCGCTTGGATTGTCGCAGGGCCAGCTGTTGACGATGACGGAGGCTGTCAATAAGGCGCTGATCGTGTCTGGGGCATCATCGGAGTCATCCAAGGCCGCGCTCATCCAGCTCGGGCAGGGTATGGCGTCCGGTGTGTTGCGCGGCGAAGAGTTGAACTCCGTCCTTGAGCAGACGCCACGGCTTGCGCAGATGATCGCCGACGGTCTCGGGATCACGGTGGGACAGCTCCGGAAGTACGGGCAGGAAGGCAAGCTTACCGCCGAAGAGGTTGCCAAGGCACTTATCAGCCAGGCGGGTTCGGTTGATGCCGAGTATTCTCGAATGGGGACGACCGTCGGTCAGGCCATGACTGAGCTCAAAAACGCATTTGAGTCTGTCGTGAACGATGGAAACCGAGCGACAGGATCAACCGCAAGCGTTGCATCAGCGATAGAATCTCTTGCCAAGACCATTGAGGACAACAAAGGCGGGATTATCGCAGGCTTTACGGCAATGGCCGCAGCGGCCCAGGGTCTTGTAAGGACTTTCGCAAACGCAGGAGGCGGCGGTATCGGTGCGGTAGGTGGTGGTGCTGCCGGAATGTACGCGGGTTCAAAGTTTGGGCCGGTCGGGACCGCTCTTGGTCTTGGCATTGGATCAACAACCGGAGGAATTTACGGTTACCTGGCTGAGCAAGCTTCTCAGCATGAGTATGTGTTTGGTATGAAGTCAAAGCTTTACCGTCCTCCGGTGGCAAAAGGTGCCACTAAAGGATCAGCACCAGCTTCTTCGTCAGCTTCGACAGGTGCAAATATCCCAAAGGCTCCAGCAAAGCCATCATCTTCCCTACTTGGATCCGGTGGCGCAAAAAAGTCAGGGTCATCAGTAAGTGATGCTGAACGAGAATCCGAACGGAGAAGGGTCGCTGTTGATGAGGCCGAAAAGGCTCTTGCTCGATACACTGAGACCAATTACAGTGTTGAAAATGCGACGAAGAGGGTAACCGAAGCTGAGGCGGCACTCAATAGCGTGTTGTCAAGCAAGGCATCAAAGGCAAA